GATCAAAGTTGTATGGCGGTTTTATACAAAAAAAACCAATGGATCAGAGACGGAATAAACATGATCTCAAATAGATATTTTAATTGGAAAGAATACAATCAAGGAAATTTTATATTTCACGCATTTCAATACGGTCACATTTCAAATAGAACCATAGACATAATACACAGAGAAAGAATTAAATTGGATTTAAACGTTCCCAGTATTAATCTAATAGTTTATCACGTGTATTGCGTTAATGATTATTTAAAAGTAGTAAAACAACAATTAAATAGATTAATAAATTCAGGCCTTTACGATTGGTGCGATAAATTAGAAATCACTTGTGTTAATACGAAAGGTGAATTTGAAGAAATTAAAGAGTTGATCAAAGGATTGGATAAAGTTAATTTAAACGAATACACTAATAATGATTTTGAATACGAAGGGGTGAATAAAGTTTGGGAATACTCACAAAAATATAACGGAAAGGTATTTTACTTTCACACAAAGGGGGTTTCAAACTTCTATAAAAATTTCGAAGACAGATCAGTATCTGAGTGGAAGATGAAAGGCATTCAATGGTGGAAAGAGGCGATGGAATATTTTTTAATAGACAACTTTAAAGATTGTCTAGAAAAATTAAATACATACGATCAGTGCGGATTGACAATGAATAATAAATGGTGGTGGGGAAATTTTTGGTGGATAAATTTATCGTGGGCTTACAGTAACGGAAAACCCAATCATGGAGATAGGTGGTATTACGAAGCTTGGTTGAATAGCTACAGAAATCCATACTATTACGAACACTATCACTTTGAATTTAATCCGTATTATACGTTGCTTCCAATGGATATTTACAAAAAGGATTACAGTAATAGTAGAATAGAACTAATCTCCGCGCAATACGGAACTCTTGGAGAACAGCAGGACGAAGGGTCTAAGTTTACTCAAAGAAATATGATCGACGTGACAGATGAGCTCAGAAATAACTTTGAACAAAACAATAATAGGGGTTTTGATATTAGAGTGGACAATAGTATAAAGGGAGATCCTGTGTACGGAGTTCAAAAACACTTGGAAGTTAGAATAAAAATAGACGATCAAGATTACATAATAGTTGTTGACGAAAATAGAAATTTAAAAATACAATTTTAATGAACGTTACTATAGTTACAGGTCTTTGGGACTTAGGCCGTGGCGATCTTAACGGTTGGGCAAAAAGAGATTTTCAACAGTACAAAGATAGATTCTTTGAAATGCTTGAAGTTGACGTTAACATGTGTGTTTGGATTCCTAGTGAATTAGAAGAAGAGGTTAAAAAAATAAGGGGAGATAAACCAACAAGAATATTCATAAAGGAATTAAAAGATTTTGAAACTTGGTTTCCCTTCTTCGATAAATTACAAGAGATTAGAACCAATCCCGAGTGGTACAATTCTGCTGGATGGTTACCGGAATCTCCTCAAGCATCTTTGAAATATTACAATCCAATGATGATGTGCAAAATGTTTATGCTGAACGATTCTGCGATCACAAATCCTTTTGATACTGATTACTTTTTTTGGATTGACGGAGGATTGACTTCCACGGTTCACAAAGGATATTTTCAGCACGATAAAGTGTTCGATAATTTAGAACATCACTGCGAACTAACTAACAAATTTACTTTCATACAATATCCTTACGAAGGCTCTAACGAAATACACGGATTCGATAGGTTAAAAATGGCTGAGTATTGTGAAACTGATTATGTGAACAGAATATCCAGAGGCGGTTTTTTTGGCGGAAGTAAAAAATTGGTGCACGAAATAAATAATCTATATTACGGAATACTTCACGATACGATGCATTCCGGATTAATGGGTGCTGACGAATGTTTATTCACGATTTTGTCTTATAGACACAAAGATTTAATAGAAAATTTTGAAATAGAAAGTAACGGTCTTGTTTGGCCATTTTTTGAATATCTAAAAGACGTTAAGAAAAAATTTGAAACTACCGTAGAAGGAAAAAAATTGTGGAGCAAAATAAAAACGAATCTGTACGTTCTTACTTTTAATTTTCCAGAGCAATTTGAAAAGTTATGTCAATCTTTTATGGCCAGTGATAATAATTTTCTTTCTAAGACAGATAAATATTTAATCAATAATTCCACCGATTCTTCAACTTTTGAGCAATACGAAAAATTATGTGATAAATATAAATTTATCGAGATAAGAAAAGATAACATAGGAATTTGCGGAGGCAGACAATTTTGCGCTGAACATTTTGATCAGTCTGATGCCGACTATTACATATTCTTTGAAGATGATATGTTTCTTCATGCACCTATGAAACTTTCTAGGTGTAAAAATGGAATGACTACTTACGTTACTAATCTGTATGAAAAAAGTTTAAAGATCATGTACGATACTGGAATGGACTATTTAAAACTTTCCTTTTCAGAATTGTATGGAGATTGTTCAGAACAGTGGGCTTGGTACAACGTTCCAATGGAAGTTAGAAAAAAATATTTTCCCAATAAAACAAAGTTACCTGCCAAGGGATTGGATGCTAATCCTCCGAAAACAAGATTCTTTGAAATGGGAAAACAAGATGATTTGAAATACATGACAGGAGAAGTACACTATTGCAATTGGCCGCTGTGGTTTTCAAGGGAAGGAAATAAAAAGATTTTTTTGGACGTTAAATGGGACCATCCGTACGAACAAACTTGGATGAGTCAAACATTCCAATTGCAAAAAAAGGGAGAAATTCTAGCCGGAGTGTTATTAGCTTCCCCGATCAATCATACCAGAATACATTATTACAAACCAGAAGAAAGACGAGAGAACTAATATTTATAACTAGATGCCAAGATCAGTACTCATAAAATTAACTACGGCTGGTGCGGATTCCGGACCGTTTAGCTTATACTCTAATGTGGACAGTTTTTCGATGCCGTTTGAAAGCCTAATATCCAAAACTAATTTAACGATCGGATATACTTCCACATTGGTGCCTTCTACCGCAACGGTTATAAGAGTACACTCTGTTGGTGTGTGCACTACTTATTTTGACATACCCATAGTGTTCGCTACCCCGACGCCTACACCTACAGCGACACCCACATTGACACCGACAACAACCGCGACTCCAACGCCTACTCATACGGCCACAAGTACACCGACATTGACGCAGACTTTGACGGCAACCAATACGCCTACGTTGACTCCTACTCACACGTCAACAAGCACGCCTACAACGTCAATGGGATCTACGCAAACGCCTACGCCTACGAGAACGTCTACTCCAACAGGTACACCTACTCAAACGGTAACGGCAACTGCAACACAGACTCCAACAACGACGTCGACGCCTAGTACGCCCGCTACTTATACTGTAACAGTATACGCCGAAGAATTGGGCACCGGTTACGCAGGATTGTATGTATGGTATTCTATAAATGACAATACAATGGTATCGGCTACAAGACTATCTTCGCCGCTATCAACTTCAGAAGTGATTCAAACAATCACAGGAGTTCATTACGGAGATCTAGTGACATTGGCAGTTTCAGACGGCGTAGGTGGTCCATTGAGCATATTGTATCCGATATCTATATCTCCTTCTGGTTATCCATCGGACGCTACCAATTGTTCTTTCCAATCTTTCACGGTTACAGGAAATACGCCGATGTATGTTGTTACAAAAGGCGATGTAAGTTGCTAATAAAAAATAAATCAAAAGATGCCACTACCTTACGTACCATTTACACTTACAGTAGCAGGAGAATCCACAATCTACCAAAACGAAGTAAGATGTCATGTGTCAGAAAACGATTTTAACTTCTCTCTGAATCCAACTATGTTTAACAGTTCCAGCTTTGTTACGGGATCTTCTTTGGTAAGCGGTTCTGGCGTAGGACCATTTTTTGTTCCATTGGGACAAAGTGGTAGTTATTATTATAGAGCGGGAGGTAAAATGATAGATGCAGTTACTGGATCAAGTTTTACGCCTTACGCAACAACAGTTGGACTTTATAACGAAAAGGACGAACTATTGGTCGTTGGTAAATTGGCCACACCGTATCCAATTCCTTCTCACACAGATATGACATTTATAATTCGTTGGGACAGTTAAGATATTTATAATAAATTAGTCTATGGGAAATTGGTTGTACGAAGGAAAGGAATACACTCAATTGGAGCACTTTCCAGATAACGCAGTTGGCTTCGTCTACAAAGTCACTAACACCACAAATGGCAAATTCTACGTCGGTAAAAAAATCCTAAGGAACGTA